TCTGATCCACTTGCTAATGATGAAGCTTCATAGTTATCGTAAGATACTCTGATTTTTCCACCGTTAGTTTCGCTATCCGTCTTAACAATCGGAGTAGCATCTAAGTTGGTAATATTTACCGCTTTAACACTTGCCATGATTTATATCTCCTATTGATTAAGCTTCGTGAGCTTGGATTGAAACAACTTTTTCTTCTTCCATACGCGTAGCGCCGATTGACATACAAACGTAAACTTGAGTTGAGTAGCCTTTGTCAGCTCTCTCATCAATTCTAGTCATAACGTCTTTACCTAACGCAAGCTTTATGCCATCGCCAGCAAAGGCAATACATAATCTTTTAGAAGAACCGATTGAAAGTCTAGTAGATGTAATGAATTTGAAACCCATAAAAGTATCAACTTCGCCATTTACTAAAGCTTTAACCGTATTAAAGTCGCTTGATGTTACCGATGTAGTTCCTAACAAATCAGAAATTTGTCTGGGTCCACAAACAAGGTATCTTGGAATTGAACTATCTACACTTGCTAAATCGAACTTTTCTTTTGCAGTTCTTAATTTAGCTAATGTTAATCCATCCGTTCCACTTTCAGTAATTGCTTGACCAGCACCTAACGCAGTAGATGTACTACCTGTTACGCCAGTAAAAGCATTTCCTGTTGCTGCTGCAATTATTTCGTCATCCATACTTCTTCCAAGAGCGAATGCAGCCGCGTTTGCGTAAGCGCTTGTAGGATCAATGAGCGATCTCACACGATCTTGCTGGTCTATTAAATCAGCATATTCATAGTCCACTAAACTTACACGTCTCTTCGCATGTGGTGTGTCTAGTTGAGGCGTATCACTGTGACGACTAACTCTTTTTTGAGCAGTAGCAGATCCAACTTGTTCAAAGAACGCATTGTTTCCAACAACAGTTTCAACATCAACAGCACCTCTTAACAAAGAGCCTTTTTGTTGGCTAAGCATTTGAACATTATTTGAATATTGTTCAACGAAAGCCGTTGTAATTTGATTTGACATTTTTCAAATCTCCTTAGTTATGTTGGTTAATGTTAATCGATTTGATTGCCTCCAAGACTGGAGATCTCTTCTGTAAGTTTTAAGACTTCACTTTGTCTTTTTTCGAAGCGGTCTTTTCAGGTTGTCGCTTAGAATTTTGTTTTGTAACCCAATCGTAATACGTTTGAGCTTTTGAAATAGGATCAGTAACTCTAGCAATTTCTGGCGCAAACTCTACAGCCAGTCTAATACATTCTAATCTTACTTCTTCATCTGTTAATTGATCGTTATTATTCGCCATCTACTAACAGTTTTCTTAGTTTAAATACTTCATCAACATTCTTTGAATGATTAGGATGATCTTTTACCCAATATGGAGATCCATCTTCAGTTAATGAGGCTATCTGTTTTTCAATTTCATTAGATGTCATATAAGAAGGATTGTCTCCTTGAACGATAGTATCTTCAGATAATTTTTCAGAAAGATCTGCAAATGCTTTAACTAATTGAGGATTATCTCCTAGCTTACTTCCATCTTGTAACATTGTTGTATTTAGGAAATCTTCTCCTAAAGTAGCAGTAGCAAGATTTCTAGCACCAGTGATTTTGTTTTGATAACTTGGTCCAAACTCTTTTCTTAGAGTTTCTTCAGAGGACATCCTTGCAGTTTCAGCTTGAGCTAAAGCGTCTTGTTGTCCTTGTTGAATTACCTCATTATAATATTTCATAATACCGTCAGCTTGTTTAGGAAGTAATCCTAATTTAGCAGCTTGTTCAGAAAATGTTTTTAAAGTTTCTTCTGGTACTGCATGATCTTCAGGTAACGTATATTTATATCCATCAGCACTATCAGGACTGCCAAGTTTTTTATAAACTTCTTTCCAATCATCATCTGTAGAATGCTTGTTAGGTACTGGAATTTTATCTAAACCAACTAGCTTTTGTGAATGCAAGTATGATTTAACAAAGTCATCCATTTTATTAAAATTCTTTAATGACTTCTCTTCTTTATATTCGTCTGGAATTAAAGATTGAAAATCAACAGTTGGTGTTTCTGTTGTTGTTGTTTGTGGTTGTTCTGCTGTAAGCGTAGTAGTTGTCTGCGTTACATCAGGTTGAGCAGATTGCTCAGTTGTCTGATCCATAGATTACTCCTTATGATTGATCATGCTTTTTATAAATAACAGAACTGTTCTCTGTCCTTCAAAAAAAGCTGTCTCGTTGGTGTCGCCTTTACTAAATGTTGTTACATTGTAAAAGCATCTTTTTTCTAAATCATCCATGACTGCTTTAGCGTCATCTGATCCAAAAACTATTTTATATTTTTTTATTAATTCTAAAAATTTTTTATTATTATTAAGATTGTTGTTCTGTTGTTGCATTTGTTACCGCCTGTACTGCTGGAGCAACATTTCTAGCCATCTCACTTTCAGCCATCTGTTGTTGCATCATTGCTTGTTGTTGTTGTGCTTCGGCTTTCTGTTGTGCTATTTCTTCTACCTGAGCTTCCGATCTAATCATCGTTGCTGGTAATCCTAATATTTGTATTAAACTTTTTATTAATCCTGGAGGATCTATATAATCTAATGATTGAGGAGCTAATTGAGATATGTTGCCAAACAACTCTAATCCTTTAACTATCGCATTAAGCTCTTGTCCTTTTTGAGCTAAAGCTGCTGGACTTACATATTCAACATCTACTTCTTGATCTAATAGTATTTCTGGAGCTTGAGGAAATAGTTTTCCTCTCATCATTATATTAAAAATTCTAATAATTAGTGGCTGTAATAACTCTGACTGTAATCTTGAAAGAGCTGGTCCTAGAATACGCATTTTCTCTTCATTTCGTTGTACGACTTCAGTTGCAGTCATATTACGATTTTCAGTAATTAGTAATTGATCAACATGAAAAGTTCGAGCAATAGCTCTTCTTCTTTGCTCTTCCATATTTAAACCTAGTGGATTGTTTGCACCAATGTTTAAAGTTTCAATTCTATCTCTTGAGCCAGCTCTATAATAATTAATAGATCCTGGAGACATTCTTATAGGTAAAAGCATACTGTCGTCTGGCACTAAGAGAGGTGGATCGACTTGCTTTTGTGCAGCTTTCATTCCAACTTCAACCATCTTATTAAGAACTTTCACATCGCTTAAAGAGTTCATTCCAGGAGATCTTCCATAAATCTCATTAGAAGCTTTTAAGTATCTTGGAACTACATAAGGAAATTCTTTAAAACCACCTATTGAAATAATATGTCCAGTAGAAAACTCAAAGTAAACAGAAGTAAAAGGCATATTCTTTTTATCTTCTTTTCTTGGATTATAAATATCTCTTGGTTTAACAACATGTACTAAATCAATATCTTCAAAAGGAGATTTCTTAAATGTATTTAAAACTTCTTTACTTAAATTTTCAACTCCGAATTTTTCAACAGTTGCTTTAGCTGACATTTTAAATCTTCTATAAATACAATCGACTAAACCTTTAGCATTTTCTGAAATATAAATTTCTCTAATATGTCTTGAAGAAAATCTAATAATACTTTCTTCATCTTCTTCTATTTGTAAACAACTTGTACCAAACGCAATTAAATCAAAATACGTTTCGAACACCTCCTGTTGGAAGTTAGATCTTGAGATTGCAAGATACATTTTATCCGTAACATCTTCTAACCACTCTCTAGCTTCATCATTTTCATTAACAGCATTTTCTTTAAACCTTAAAGCAAACCATCTATTAACAGAGGAAGTAAGCATACCATGCAAAGAACTTGCAAGTAATTCCATTGAATGCGTTGCAGTACCATCGAAGATTTGAGTATGTCTTTTATCTCCTCTTGATCTAACTTTAGTTATGTCTGCTTTTCTTGGAAGCATATAATCAGCAACTTCTTGCCAATGGCTCTCCCAATTAGATCTTCTTTCCATTAATCTGGAAAGATCGTCTTTTAAAGTTTTTGCTAGATCTCTATATTCTTGCTGTTGCATTATCTTCTTTTTTTAGCTGTCTTTGCTGCTCTTCTAAATTGTGAAGCAGTAGGTCTTCCTTTTTGACCAGCTTTTCGCATTTTCTCTTTACTGCCTTTTTTAATTCTTTTTCGTTTCGCATGAATATTTGCGTAAAGTCCACGTCTTGCCATAATGATTAACCCAGTAGTTTTTTCTTAGCTAAGGTGTAGTTTTCTTCTAAACCAGTAGCTGAAGTTTTGATTGTTGATTTTCTTGATTTTCTTTTATTTGCTACAAGAATAGCGTCTGTAGTATTTTTCGAAGCGTCTTTAGTAGTTATTGTATTAGTTGCTGTCTTTTGAATTTCGTTTGGTCCTGTAGTTGTTGCAGTACCAGTAGCAGCTTTTGCAATTTCTATTCCTTGATTTCGATTATTATCTCCACCACCACCTTGAGATAAAGTATTACCAGTAGCTGTTATTTCTCCAGCTAATCTAGCATTAATATAATTAGAATAACCATCTAATGTATCTTCATAACCAGGTTTACCTACAACATTTTTTCTATAATAAGCTCTATTCACTTCAAAATTTTTTTGTCTTAAATCTTGACCCATATTTAAAATTGTAGAACCTGGAACAAATACTGGAACTTTTTTAACTTCGTAGTTATCTAAATCATCTCTACCTTGTTTAGTTTTAACTTCTTTTTTTGCTTTAGAATAATTAACTTTTGTTTTGTATTGAGTAGTTCTTTGTCTTTCTCTATTTGTAGATCCAGTATTTGTACTTGTACTTCTTGTTCCGAAAAATCCCACTTACGCCTCTAATAAAGTTTTCTGGTTTAAATCTTCTTCATCAATTTCATTAAGACCAGATTGAGTTGTTAAAATTGTAGATTGTCTGCCTTTTCTATTTTTTGCAGCAGCTTTTAATTTTCTAGCTTCTTCAAGTTTTCTTTCCTCTTCATCATAGTTAGGAACTTCTGCTGGCTCAGGCATTTTAATTTCTGGCATCTTCGGAGCTTTAGGAAAAAATATTTTCTTGATAAAAGACATTATTAATTACCTTTTATTAAATTTAAAATTAGTTGTTTGTTCAACGACAGTTTCTTTTCCGCCTGGACCAACATTAACAATTCTATGTCCAATATTTTTTTCGTTTTCTGGACTTAATCTAATTTTTATAATTTTTGGTTTCTTTTTAGAAGTCTTGTAATAGTCTGACATTTTATCTCCTTAAATAATTTGGTAGCTACTTTCAGCTACTCTTTGTAAGTTTTTGTTTGTTATTTTATTTTCTTCTAAACCAGTTGCTAAACATCTAAGTGCATCACAAAAATGTGAGCTGAAGTCATGTACGGGTTTAATTTTATAAACTCTTTCCTTATCATTAAATTTTCTATGATAATGTCTTAGAGCTATAAGTAATTTAGAACAGTGATCACTATCAATTTTACATCTAGGCAAAATCATTTTGACAGCATGTATGCCATCTTCTAATTGTAATCTTGGTGCAATCCTAAACTTAATACCAAGTTGATAAGCAACTTCTCTTCTTGTTTTTCCTGAACTAAATTCTGTTTGGTCTATATCGTGCGGTGCATAATGCTTGTCATACACATACGGTTTTTCTTTTAGTATTTGAACATAATGAGGTAACGCTTCATTAGAGTTCTCGTAGCAATCAATAATATGGATCTGATGGTTTATCAGTTGGAAAAATATAATTGATGTACTATCGTTAAAACCGAGATCTATTGCAGTTGATACTGGATAAGCTGGATCATAAGGTACAGATCCAATTTGACCTTTATCGTCTATTTCTTGAACTAAGTCGCCATAGATTGAGCCTTGTATATTACCAATAAAAGAGCATTCAAACTCCTGGTCATACTTAGCTTGACCCATAACGGATAGAGCCGCATCTAATTCTTCTTGTTCAACAATCTTTGTTTGAGAAGCTTTAGCTTTATATAAAAACCATTTATCATCCGCTTGAGCTTTATTATAATAGTCATAAAATATATTGTTCATTCCTTTTGGTGTTCCAATTAGAAACATTTTTCCGCGTCTATCACTTAGAGCTGGAGTTATTACTTCATCAATTAAACCTTGAGAGATCTGCGCTACCTCATCGATTGCGCAAATATCAAGATAGATACCACGAATACTGTCAAAGTTTTCGCTAGACAATAAAGTAATTCTTGAACCATTAATCAAATCGCAACGCAATTCACTTTCATTCCATTTAGTACCAGGAATATTTTTTGTATAATATTTTAGGTAATCCCAAGCGATACTCTTTGCCTGTTTATAAGTTGGTGCAATATAAGCTAATCTTGGATTATGGTTTTTATTTTGTAATGCGCTGCGAATTAAATGGTTAAGGACCATGACGGTCTTACCAAATCTTCTATGACAGCAAAGTACAGCATATCTATACTTGTCTAATTCTTTATGAATAAACGCCTGGTGCTTTCTTGGCGTGTACGGTATTTGGATTTTCATTAAAATATAGCAGCACCTAATATAAATCCGATTGCAAATGTGATTAGCAAAGGATGATCAATGCAAAGACATTCTATTTTAAATCTTAATTCATTTATAAAGTTTTTCATAATCAATGTACTGTTGGTGGATTTTCTCCAAAGTTCGATCTCATGTGTATTCTGTTAAAAACAAATTCGCAGAAATCTTCTACATCCTGTTCAGTTTC